CACCACCACCAAGGCCAAGACCTTCGGCACCGAGACCTAATCCTCCAAGGCCACGTCCTGCGCCACCACCACGTCCTCCAAGACCTCCAAGACCCCCTCGTCCACCTCGTCCGCCACGTCCACCGAGACCACCGCGTAGAAGAGGTAAAGACCCCTTGGCGCAATCATTCTCGATTGTTGATGATCCAGGAGCATTTGTAACTGAGGTTGAAGTATTCTTCAGAACGAAGGACCCACTTCTACCTGTCACAGTACAATTGAGACCAATGGTCAATGGATATCCTTCTAATGAAGTTTACCCATTTGGTGAAGTAATTCTTGAATCTGACGACATTGAAGAATCTTTTGATGCAACAATTCCTACAACTATCGTATTCCCAGCACCAGTTTATCTGAATGGTAATACAGAGCATTGTGTTGTTCTTCTCTCTGATTCCAATGAATATACCGTCTGGATTTCTAGAATGGGTGAAGTAGACGTAAGCACACTTCTGCAAGCAGAATCTAGACAAGTTCTTGTATCTGCACAACCACACCTTGGTTCTCTGTTCAAATCTCAGAACGGTTCTACTTGGAATGCTTCTCAGTATGAAGATCTCAAGATGAATCTCTATACTGCAGGATTTGAAGAAAGTGCTACTATCTCCTTCTTTAACCCCGAACTTGCTAGAGGTAATCAGCAAATTGCAAACCTTGGTAAAGATGCTCTTGAATTTGAATCTAAGCGTGTAATCGTTACTGCTAATGATATTATTGATACATCAAACTTTGTAATTGGTAACACTATTGTTCAAAAGGATGCAAATGTAAGTGGTGACTATGTTGGTGCTGGTGGATCTGCCACAGGAGCTCTGACAATTGTTAATGCTGGTATTGGTTACACTCCATCTGATGGAAATCAATTCACCTTTACTAACGTACCTCTAATTACATTCAGTGGTAATGGTAGAAATGCTACTGCCGATATCACAATCGGTGCTCAAGGTGCTACAAATGGTGTCGCTATTGCTGCAACTATCAATACTGGTGGATCTGGTTATCAGGTTGGTGATGTATTTACAGTTGGTAGCTTCGGTAATGATCAGTTAGGAAGAAATCTTCAACTGTCTCTTGGTAATGTAACTGGCATCAATGAACTGATCATTGATAACGTTCAAGGTGAATTTGAAACTAACGTTGCTAAACCACTGCAGTACATTAGTCCAAGCACAGGAATCACAACAATGGTTGCTGTTGCTGGTGGTGATATTCAAGTCAGTGATTTTGAACTTGCAACTCTTGCAGAAGATGGATTGCACATCAAGGTTAATCATAAGAACCATGGTATGCACTCTACCCTGAATACCGTAAATATTAAAGGTGTTAAGGGAGATCTTAAGGCAACAACTCTTACCGCTGAGTATACAAACTCAGATTCTGGATCAATTAGTATTGCAAGTACTGTTGGTTTTGAAACATTTGAGAATGTATCCGTTGCATCTACTAACCCTGGTTATGTAATTCTTGATGATGAAATTATCTCTTACACTGGCGTTGCAGCAGGACAACTGACTGGAATCACCAGAGGTGTTGATAATACAAGAACCTTCACGTATCCACTGAAGACTTCTATTCAGAAGTATGAGAACAATGGCATCTCTTTGAGAAGAATCAATACTGATCATACTCTCCAAGATGCTCTTGTAAATAGACCAATTACTCTTGATTCTTACTATATTAGAATTAATACTGCTATCAATGGTGTTAATAGAAATAGTGGTTCGGGACTTCCCAAACTCTATATTAATAATGCCAAATCTAGTGGCGGTGACATGATGTTCGCTACACAGAACATTCAATATGAAGCAGTTAGACCTATTGTTCAAACAATGACTCTGCCAGGAACAGCAATTTCTGCAGAACTTAAAGGAATTACTGCAACTAGTGTTGATGGTAGTGAAATCTCATTTGAAGAAACTCAAAAAACCACAATCAATCTTGATGAGGATACTTATCTGACCGAACCTAGAATGATTGCTTCTAGAGTTAATGAACTCGCACAACTTGATAATCTCCCTGGCAATAAGTCCATGGAACTGACATTTACATTGTCTACAGCAAATAGCAATGTATCTCCAGTTATTGACCTTGACCGAGTTGGTATGGTTCTTATCTCTAACAGAGTAAATGCTCCAATTACGGACTATAAGAACGACTCTAGAACTGCGTCCCTTAATGAAGATCCAACTGCGTTTATCTACGCAAATAAACCAGTAGAACTGGAAAATCCAGGAACTTCTATCAAGGTTCTTCTTGCAGGTTATGTCAACAGTTACAATGACATTAGAGCTTTCTACTCGATTAGTAACTCTCCAGAACTTGAACCACTTTATTATCCATTCCCTGGATATGATAACCTTGACACAAATGGTAACATTCTGGACTTTGCTGAGAGTAGTGGTCTCCCTAACAAGAGAGTTCCTAAGACAGATGTACTTGCATCTGAGAGTCAAAATCTGATTTACAAAGATTATGAATTTAGTATTGATAATCTGCCAGAGTTTAAATACTTTAGTATTAAACTTGTAGGAACCTCTACAAATCAGGCATATCCACCAAGAATCAGAGACCTCAGAGTTATCGCACTTGCATAATATGGACAATAGGTATCTTAAAGTTGAGGGTCATAGTTTTCTGGTCAGAGATTCACACTCAAACGCGATTGTGAATCGAGACCAGAAAGGTTATGACACATATAAAAATCTTAAGAGGGCGAAGAGTAAGGAAAAAGAGAGACTTGATAAATTAGAAAATGATGTCAGTGAAATCAAGGATCTCTTAATTCAATTAATAAACAAGGACAAGTAAATGGCAACTCCAGCAAGCAGACAAGGACTGATTGACTACGCAAAGAGGCAACTAGGTGCTCCTGTGCTGGAGATCAATGTTGCCGATGAGCAAATCGATGATATCATCGATGATTCTCTACAATTCTTTTATGAGAGACATTTTGATGGCGTTGTTCAAACGTTTTTGAAGTATGAAGTAACTCAAGCAGATATTGATAGAGCAAGAGCACAGGTAGGTGGAGTTGGTATTGCATCAACTCAAGCAACTGGAAATGTAGGTGGAACACCAACTACATTTAACTTCTATGAGACTGAGAATTTTATTCCTGTCCCACCTCAGATTATTGGTATTACTAAAGTATTCCATTTTGAGGGATCTAGCAGTCTCTCCAGTGGAATGTTTAACATTAAGTATCAGTTGTTCTTGAATGATCTTTATCATTTTAGTTCTCTTGAACTCTTAACATATTCTATGGTTAAGAGGCAATTGTCTGATATTGACTTTTTACTTACAACACAAAAACAAATAAGATTCAATCAAAGACAAGATAGACTCTACATGGATATGGACTGGTCGTCCCTCGATCCTGGAGATATCTTAGTGATTGATTGCTATAGACTTCTTGATCCAAATGATTCTCCTGGAGTATGGAGCGATTCTTTCCTCAAGAAGTATGTTACTGCTGCTCTCAAGAAGCAGTGGGGTCAGAACTTAATTAAATTCCAGGGTGTAAAACTTCCTGGTGGAACAGAATTAAATGGTAGACAAATTTACGACGATGGTGTGAATGAGCTAAATGCTCTGATAGACAAGATGTCTTCTACATACGAACTTCCACCATTAGACATGATCGGTTAATAATATGGCGTTAAATCCATTCTTTCTCCATGGTTCTTCTGGGGAACAAAATTTAGTCCAGGATTTGGTAAACGAGCAACTTAAGATGTTCGGAGTGGAGGTTTATTATCTCCCAAGAATTTACCAGAATGAAAAAACTGTTATGGAGGAAGTGTCTCGGTCTGAGTTTACCGCAGCAATTCCTCTTGAGGCATATGTAGATACATATGATGGATTCAGTGGTGCTGGAACTTTACTGTCTAAATTTGGTGTTCAAGAAGTTGATGATTTAACAATTATCATATCAAAAGAGAGGTATGAATCTGTTGTTCAACAACAAGCAGCAGTAATTGATAAGACTAAATTAACTTCTAGACCAAAAGAAGGAGATTTAATTTACTTCCCCCTTGGTGATAGACTATTTGAGATTAAGTATGTTGAGCATGAAAAACCATTCTGGCAACTACAAAAGAATTATGTTTATGAACTGAGGTTAGAACTCTTTGCATACAATGACGAAGAGATTGATACTGGAATCTCTGAGATTGATGATAATACTCAAGATGCGGGTTACATTCAAACCTTTAATATGGTTGGTATTGGATCTACCGCAACTGCAATTACATCCCTGAGAGATGGTGGTGTAAGAAGAATTATTGTAAGCAGAAGAGGACATGGATATACAAGTACTCCAAGAGTTGCAATTAGTTCTGCTCCATCTGGTGGTATAACTGCAGTTGGTATTGCATCAATGATTGGTGGTATTGTAGATCTTTGTGATACAAGTCCAGATAATCTCAGGGTACAAAAAGTTACCATCGCAGACCCTGGGATGGGATACACTGCTGCTCCAAGAGTTGTATTCCATGGAGGTGAAGGGTCTGGTGCATATGCAATTGCAGAAATTGCCGATAAAGTAGTTGGAATTGTAACTATAACAAGTGGTGGTAGTGGTTACATTGGTATTCCAACGGTAACTGTTGTTGCACCTGGTATTGCAAGCACTACTATTGATGCAAAGATTACTGCAAGACTATCTGGTCTTGGAACAATCACAGAACTGGTGATCGAAGATGCTGGTGGATATTACGAAGGAGTACCAGAGATTAGAATTGCTGGACCACAGAATACAGTTGGTTACGGTACATATCTAACAAATGAAGATGTAGTTGGTTCTGCAAGTAGTGCAACTGCACGGGTTAATTCTTGGAATGCTGTAACTCAAATACTCAAATTGAAGGACATTGTTGGTGAGTTCCAGAGTGGAGAATCTATTATAGGTCAAGCAAGTGGTGCTGCTTACGCAAATATTGACCTAAATAAATTTAACGTTCCTGAAAATGGTTACGCACAGAACGTTACCATTGAGCAGGAAGCAGACGCGATTCTTGACTTTAGTGAATCTAACCCATTTGGTAGCCCATAGGAGATAGACCATGTTTGATCATTTTTATCACCAGATTTTTAGAAAGACGGTGATTGCGTTTGGAACTTTGTTCAATGGGATTGAAATCAATAGGGATGGTAATGAGATTATTGAAGTCCCTCTTGCATATGGACCGACTCAAAAATTCTTAGCGAGACTTGAGCAGCAACCTAATCTGAACAAACCCATTCAGATTAGTCTCCCAAGAATGTCATTTGAGTTCACTGGAGTATCTTATGACAATAGTCGTAAATTAGCGACTACACAAGCATATGCTGTAGCACCTAGAACAAATAAAACGGATATTAAAAAAATGTTCTTCCCTGTGCCATACAATATGGCATTTGAGTTGAACATCATGACACTTTTAAATGATGACGCTCTTCAAATCGTAGAACAAATATTACCATACTTTCAACCAAATTTTAATCTGTCAATTGATTTAATTGAGTCTATTGGTGAAAAAAGAGATATTCCAATTACATTAGAGAGTGTATCCTTCGAGGACAATTATGAAGGAGATTACACATCTAGAAGAGTATTATTGTATACTCTGAAGTTTACTGCTAAAACTTTCCTGTTTGGTCCTGTACCAGACAGCAGCAAGGACATCATCTCCAGAGTCTCTGTTGGATTGGGTGCTGGAGATCCAAGTCCAGAAGCAAGAAGGTCTATTACATATACAACTCCTGTTGCTACAAAAGCATACAACGGAAATGTTATTACAAACCTGGCAGAGGATTTATCTGCTGCTAGTAACTTGATTAAGATTAATGATGATCAAAACATTCCAGTAAGGTCTTATATTACTATTGACGATGAGACAATGTATGTCAAGAAGAAGGATGGTGGTGAGTTAACAGTTACTCGTGGAATGTATAGAACTACAGCGGTTGAGCACGTTGAAGGTGCTGGTGTCATGTTAATTACCAGTGCTGACAACTCAGCAATCGAAGCTGGTGATGACTTTGGATTTAGTGGGTAATTTGTATGAGTGACAAGTTTAAGGATCTTAACGATACATTTGACGTGGAAGCGGAGATTGTAAAACCAGAGAAGGAGAAGAAGGAGATAACAAAACCTTCAGAATCTGAAGATGTAACCAAGGATTATGAATACACGAGAGGTAACCTCTATTCCATCATTGAGAAGGGACAAGAGGCGTTGGATACTGCGTTGGAACTCGCCCAAGACAGCGGACAAGCAAGACAATTTGAAGTCGTCGGACAGTTAATTAAAAACGTTGCAGATGCAACTGACAAATTACTTGATCTTCAGAAGAAGTTGAAGGACTTAGATGCTGATGAAAAAGGTCCTACAAACGTAACCAACAATGCAATGTTCTTCGGATCCACTGCAGAACTATCAAAAATGCTCAAACAGCAAGCTAAAAATCTGAATGAAGATAAATAGAAAAAAAGTGTTTTCAGGAAATGGCAAGCTTCGATATAAATCCTAAGACCCATAAAGCTGCAAACAAGCAAGCAAAAATTAACAATATGAAGAAGTCGGATAACCCTAATGAAAGAAAGGTTGCCGATAAAAAATTGACTCCTTCTGCTAGAGTTGATGTCCCTAAATTTAAAAAAGGACAGCAGGAAGAGGTTGTTCCTGGTCTTAGTTTAGTTGATGTCATTCTCGGTGAGGAGAAGTGTGGTAAGGGTATGTACTACTGCTACACTGATAA